GGGACTGCACAGTTCCCAGCAGGAATTTTCCGAGAAGATTTTGTATATGTTGGTGATGGAGACTTAGATATTCATAATGGAAGATATTGTAAGACTCCAGAGTTCCCAGATGGCATATATGCTTACTTTGCAACAATTAACTCAACACCAGAATCTAGTGGTCCTCTGAATGGATATAGAAAACCACTATTCCCATATATTATTGGGGACTCATACAAATCAAAACCAATTAGTTACAATTTTGAAAGATTATCAAATACATTATTCTATAATGTTAACGAAAGTGGTTGGGTTAGATATACTGGTCATTTAGGTCTCCTCAATAACTACACCAAGTATTCTGGATTCTTACAACCAGATGATTTCTCTGAAGGATTCACTGAAATTGAGACTACCAGTCCAGGAGAACTGAGCAAATTGAATATTGTGTCTCCTGGAGATAACTATTCTCTTGCTGACCAAATCTTCTTTGATAACCAAGGCAGTGGTGGATCTGGTGCGTATGCAAGAATTACTGAACTTGGAGGAAAGTCTGTCGATAACATTCAATATAATGAATTTGTCTTAAACAATGTTCAGTTTACTCCATTTAAACAAGATGGTAGATATGTTGGATTTGGAAGCACTGCACATGGTTATAAAGATGGCGATATAGTCGCTATTCAAAACCTCAATATTTTATCAACTCAATTTAGTAGTTCTTATCCAATTGGAGTTACTACTAATACACTAGTATTGACAAATAGTGTTGGTGATGCAGCTGCTACTGGTATCGTCACCTTCTTTAATGTGTCGGGTAATATGTCTTTCCCAACACTATCCAATAATGACATATATGAAGTTGGTTCGGAATTAGTTAAAGTTCTGAATGTTTTCCAAAATGATGGAAGAATAAGAGTTCAGCGATCAATTAACGGAACTAGCAGCATTCATACAAGTGGTGCTGAAGTTGTTGAGCAAACTAGAAAGTTAACCGTAAATACTGGATTCTCTACATCTACAGAGTATCGTTTAGACAAAACATACTATTTTGATCCAAGAGAATCAGTCATTATCTCTGCAGAAAACCTTCTTCTTTATTCTGATCCTGTTCCCAGTGGTATTAGTACTCAGTGGAATTACTACACTGCAGGTATTGGTACAGGAACTATCAATTACTATGATTCTACTGCTCCAGATGGAACAACAGAAGCAGCTAAAGTTGCTTTTGGTGCAACTACTGGTAGTTCTGATGCATTTGGTCTTCAGTATGAATCTGTAGGTCTTGCTGCTGATGATTATGTTGCATCTGTATTCTTAAAAGGTGATATTGGAGGAGAGGAAGTTTATTTGATACTTGAGGATGGTCTTACGTACCACAACTCAAAAGTTACTCTAACGAAGAAATGGCAGAGGTTCTCATTCCAAGCATTTACAAGTGCTGGTCAGCACAGATTTAAGATTGGTACTTTTGGATCTCAGGGTCTTGTAACAAATGTTACATCAACGATATACGTTTGGGGTGCTCAAGTAGAGCAAGGTGTTCTTAGAAGTACTTATTATAGTACTCAAGGTTCTGCTTTAACTAGAAATCAGAATAAGTCTGGACTTCTCTATATCAGCAACCCAGGATTGTCACAAGAATCTATCATCTCACCAAGATTAAATACATTCTTCCTTCCAGATCATGGATTCCAAACCAATGATTTGCTTACTTACAATGTAGGTGCTGGTGGAACTGGAGTTAGTGTAAGTATTGCTGCAACTACTTTCCCATTAGAAAACGACGACAAACTCTACATTGCAGCGTATGATGCGGACTTCATTGGTATATCTACCATGAAAGTTGGTGTTGGATCTACTGGAGGATTTGTTGGTGTTGGAACAGAACCGTTAAAACTGTTCTCTCTTAGTAATTATGGTGGTGGTGAAATTCATAGTTTCAAAACAAATAATGAATTAACTATTGTAGGTGATGTTTACAAAAAGACAGCAACTGTTACAACTAAAGTAGCACATGATTTATCTGATGGTGATCGAGTTTCTATCAATGTAGTTTCTGGTATTCAAACATCTATCAAAATTACATATGATGATGTTAATCGTCGTATGCTTGTCAATCCCAGAGAATTTATTGATTCTGCCGTTGACATTAATAGAAATAGTATTACTATTCCCAACCATGGATTTAGAAATGGTGAGAAGGTTATTTTTAACTCATCTTCCGTTCCAGTAGGTCTAACAAACTCTGCAATTTATTATGTAATCAAACTTGATGATGACACTATTTCTCTGTCAAACTATTACTATGAAGTAATCTCATCTAATGAGAATGTTGAGATTATTAATATTGAAACCCAATCTTTTGGTAAACTAAGTTCTGTAAATCCAGAAATAACAGGAGTTAGAGACTCTACTATTGTATTTGATCTATCAGATCAAACACTTACTGCTAACTCATTGCCAGCATTCAATTTCTTCCTGTACACTGACGAAGAACTCACTGATGAATTTTTCTTTGCAGAGAGAGAACAGGCAGAATTTGACTTCCTTGGAGATGATGCACCAGAGACCAATGCATTTAGTGTAAAAACATCAGGTGTTATTGGAGAACCTAATGCAAAATTAGAGTTGATTATTGAAGATAGTGTTCCTAATAATCTGTTCTATAATTTAGTTCCCATTGAGTATAATGGCGCTTCTATTGATAAGTTGGGCATCATTAATGATAGATTTAATATTAGAAACTCAAATAAATTATCAATTATCGATAGTGGTTACAATTTAACTACTCGTATCACTGGTGTTACTTCTACAGGTTTTAATTATACACTTAGAGAAACTCCAGAAAGAGAATTCTATCCAGATAATGAAGCAACTCTGAAGTATTCTACCACTTCTTTGACTGCTATTGGACCTGTTGATAGAGTTCAATTGGACTCTGCTGGACGTGGTTACAGGTCACTTCCTAATGTTAGTAAAATTGTTAGTGCTGGTGGAACTGGTGCAATTTTCTTACCATCAAGCACACGTATAGGTAAAGCAGACTCTGTTGTTCTTACTGACATTGGATTTGACTATCCACCAGATAAAACTCTTCGTCCTATTGCACAATTCCCATATACTTACAAGATTGAACCTCTATCCAAGTTCCAATCTATTAAGATTGCAAATCCTGGTGTAAATTACTTTATTCCTCCACAACTAGTAGTTCTTGATGGATTTACTGGAAGAGTCAACTCAGAAGTTTCTCTTGATTATAATATTGGAGATACTGAAGTAACAATTGTAAGAAATACTACAGGTCTTTACAATGTAACTCCAAAAATTCTTCCGATTAATAATCCAAATGGAGTTAGAATTCAAAGTATTGATTTTGACAGCAATACAAAAGATGTAGTCATTGGATTTGCTGTTACTTTCAATAGTTCTGAAGACTATCCGTTTAGAGTTGGTGATAAAGTAATTGTTGAGAACACTAACACGGATACAACAGTATCTAATCCTAAAGGGTTCAACTCTGCAGATTATGGATATACTTTATTCACTTTGACAGCTGTAGACCCTGATCTTACTGGAGATAATCCAACAATTACTTATAATTTAGCAGATAATTTAAAGTCTGGAGAACAACCAGGTAATTTTGATAGTTTTGATTCTTTTGGTACTGTAACACCAGAATCTTACTTCCCACAATTCGATATTGAATTGGAAAAAGATTCATTTAGAGCAGGTGAGGTTATTATTGCTCAAGACGATAATGTTGGTGTTGTTCAATCTTATGATTTAAGAAATGAGTACCTTAGAGTAAGATCTAAAATTCCATTCTCTCAAGATGATTTGATTATTGGTCAATCATCTCAGAATAAAGGTTTGATATCTTCTGTTGATGGTATTAGTTCCAAATATAAGATTGGATCAAATAGTATTACTAGAAAAGGTTGGTTAAAAGATACTGGCAAATTAAACCAGTTCTTCCAAAGAATGCATGATAATGATTACTATCAATATTTCTCGTATTCTGTTAGATCTTCTATTAGTTTTGAAAAATGGAATCCGATTGTAAGTAATCTTAACCATACTGCAGGATTTAAGAAGTTTAGCGAACTTGTTATTGATTCTTATGATCCAACAGTATCTGGTATCCAAACAGCACAAGACCTTAATACTGTTACTGCTATTTCAGATCTTACAAACATTGTTGATCTCAATACAGTAAAAGACTTCGATATTGCTAGAGAAAAGAGTATTGACGTTAGTGGAACATTAGTATCAAACGAAGTCCTATTTAACTTACCATTCCTTGCAAAATATCAAGAATTCATTGGTAATAGAGTTCTTACCATTGATGACTTCAGTGATCAATTTGATGGAGTTCAGAGAGGATTTGAATTATTTACAGATACCAAACCTATTTTTGAAATTGAATTTGATGGAAGTGATATTGCCAACATTGGTATTGGTGAAGGTACAGTTAATGTTACCAATCACTATTTTGTCAGCGGTGAACTTATTGAGTACGTTCCACCAGGTAACAATAAAGCAAATTCTATTCAGATTCAAGAGACTGACTTTGGTGTTGGTATTGGAACAACAACATTACTTCCATCTCAATTCTATGTCATTAAACAGGATAATCAGAAGGTTAGAGTCGCAACTTCTGCAACTAATGCACTTCTGTTTAATCCTATTGGTGTTGGATTAACTGGAGTTGGTATTGGTTCTACGCACATTTTTAGAGCAATTGAACCTAATAATAGACTCCTCATCACTGTTAATGGAACAATTCAATCACCAATGGTTGGAACTGCAGTAACGACTGCATTGACTGCAAATGTTGGTATTGGAAGTACCGTTATCGACGTTGTAGGAATTACTTCTGTCTTTGGAGGAGACATCCTTAGAGTTAATGATGAGGTAATGCTCATTGCTGCATCCGATAGTACAAATAATACTTTAACAGTTAGAAGAGGGTGGATGGGATCTACTGAAGCATCCCATAGTTCTTCTGACGTATTAACAAAGCAGTCTGGTAATTATGCTGTTGTTCGCAATACTCTTCACTTTATTGAAGGTCCATGGGGCAATCTTCCTGTTGGTTTAGGTACTACAGCACAAGATGCTGGTGATGCTGATTACACTGGTTTAACAACAAGTTCCAGATTTAGTGGTCGTATCTTCCTGAGATCTGCACTTAACCAGGCATTTACCACGAGCTTCTTACCAGCATATGACAATAACTTCATTTACGATGATATTTCTGATCAATTCAATGGCATCAATACATCATTTACTCTGAAGTATAAGGGAGCAGATATTGATAATGTTACTGCAGAGAATACTATCATCTTGATTGATGATATATTCCAGGGTCCTCAAAGACTTGGTAACGTTCTTACAAACATTGAGGGTGATTATAAGTTAGAAGCAGGTGGTGGAGCACTACAACTTGGTTTTAATGGTGAAGTTACTGACCCATCAAATCACAATGATATTAATGTCAATAAAGTTCCTAGAGGTGGAGTTATTGTTAGTGTTCAATCAAAAGAAGGTTATGGATTCCAACCTTTAGTTGGTGCAGGCGCAACTGCTCTTGTTTCTGCAGCAGGAACAATTACTAGCATCTCAATCGGTAATACTGGATCTGGATATAGATCTGGTCTACAAACTGTATCTGTTGGTATTCAAACAGCAAGTTATGGTCCCGCAAATATCACTGCAGTTGGTGTTGCTACTGTTGTAGATGGTCATGTTGTTGGTGTTGCGATTACTAACTCTAAGGTATTCTATGCTCCTAGAGAAATATCTAATATTGGATATAGTTCTATTACAGGTGTAACAACTGTTACAACTGCCACACCTCATAACTTACAGTTGGGAAGTGAAGTTCAGATTGTTGGTGCAGCGTTTACATGTGATTATTACCCACCAGTGGACGTTACAAACGCCCTGTATGACACTACAACTGGTATTATGACAGTTACTACTGGAGTGTCAACATTTACAGTAACTGACTTTACTTACGATAATACTACTGGTCTTGCGACAGTAACGACATTGGAACCAATGAAGATTGTTCCAATGACTGCAATTGGAAGAAGTTTTAGTCTTGCTGGACTGGCACTTTCTTGTGTTGGATATGGCAATACTATTGGTGTTGTTGGATTTAATTACAACAATGTTAACGGTATTGCTGAGATTATCACAGATGCTGATCATGGACTCAGCGGTGGTGATGACTTTAAGATGAGAGAACTTATCTTTAGTTGTGACGTTGGAGGAGCAACGGGTTATGGACAAACATTTACTATTACGCAGTTCCAGTATGACAATGTTACTGGCCTGTCTACAATTACTACTTCTGATCCTATTACTGGCGTTATAGGAATCGGTAGTGATATTAGACTCGATAACCTTGAGTTCTCTTGCCCAGGAGGATCTGGTATTACAACTACGATCTTCCCAGATGGAACACAAGGTAATACATTCACAGTCACTAACGTAATTGCATCTGATCAATTTGAATTAAATGTTGGTATATCCACTATTCCTCATACCTATGTTGAGAACGATGCTGGACAAGTAACTGCAGGTCTTACAACGACTAAGTTCCCTGATGGATCTCAAGGATACTTCTTCAGAGTTCAAGCAGTTGGTACAACAACTTCATTTACAGTTAATGTTGGACCATCTACAATCTCTCATACTTACGTCTCTGGTGGTGTTGTTCAAGTTGGTATTACAACAAATATATTCCCAGGAAATGCACAGAACTCTCCACTTGGTGATACCTTTATTGTATCTTCTGCACCAAACTGGAACCAACTAACATTTAACGCTGGAATATCTACCATTCCACACAACTATGTTAGTGGAGGATCCCTCACCTTTGGTCATAAACTCAAGGTTGGCACTGATGTTGCACTTACTGGTTTAGCATTTACTTGCTCTTATGATGGTGGTGTTGGAATTCTTACTCACCCAAGAGTAAGTGATCCAACATACTGTGGAACACAAGTTACTAGAATTAATAGCATTGATGAATTTGAAATCAATGTTGGTGTAAGTACTGCTGAATCTTTCTATACTTCTGGTGGTATTGTTGAGGAGATTATTCTTGCTCCTAGACCAATTAATAACTCCCCATCAGGACAAGACCCTGCAACTAATGGCACGTCTATTGTTAAGGTAATTGATGAGTTCTCCTTCATCATAAACTCTGGTCCATCTCCATACACTCATGTATATAAGAGATGTGGAGAGGTAAGAATGCCTCTTGATGTGGTAATTGATCAACCATTACCATACTTCAACGTACCTCTGATTTATGCTGAAGGCAATACTGGATTTGGAACTGGAGCAACTGTTGACCTTGCTCCAAGTTTAGATAGCACAATGCTCAACTTTGAAGTTAACAACTTTGGATATGGTTATGGATCTGGAGAGAAATTAACAGTTGCTATTGGTGGAACCACTGGCATTCAAACCTTCGCAGCGAAGACCTCTAATGCAATTCTTCCAGTTGTAGCTGGTGGTGATTATCCACATACTCTTATAAGTGCGGACGAAAGTCAAGTAGTTATAACAGGTATTGGTACAACCAATCCAGAAGAGATAACTGCTGGAACATACTCTGGATCTACAGGTATACTGACTCTTACCATCCCAGGACATACGTTTAACACTTCAAATACTATTAGTATCGGTACAAGTAGCATGGCATTTAGCTGTGGTAGTGATGGATATCAATCTGTCCTTTACTATCCAAAACCAACTGATCCAATTGCTGGTATTGATACTGCAATTACTGCAACCACAACCGACACAATTTCACTGTTTGTTGGTATCAGTACTTTAGTTAAGTATCCTGTTACTGATGCAACATATGATCCAGACACTGGATTCTCAGTTCTTACCATTGGACCACACAATTTAACAACGGCAAATACAATCAGACTTGCAAACGAATCTCTGCTGTTCAAGTGTTCACTTGATGGTTACAGCACTATTGAGGCATATCCAAGACCAAACAAAGATACAAATATCTATGGTAAGTCTGTAGGTATTACCTCATATACTGCTGATAGTATCACTGTATTTGCTGGACCATCTCCTGTAGGTCTTAGATATCCACACACATTTGTTGGTGTTGGTTCCTACAGTCAATTTGAATTGACCATTGATCGCGTATTCCAATCTAAGTTCTCTGGATGGAACGTTGGTGAATTTATTGTTCTTGACGAAATTGAACAATTCTTCAATGGTGCTAGAAGACTATTCCCACTATCTGTTAATGGTGAGAGTATCTCGTTCTTCGCAAAAGCAAACTCTGGTATTAATCTTCAGTCCAACCTGTTGGTATTTGTCAATGACATCCTGCAAACACCTGGAGAAGGTTATCAGTTCACTGGTGGTAGCACCATCAGATTTACAGAAGCACCTAAGGGTGGTGTTGCTGGATTCACCACTGAAGGTGATAGAGCAAAGATCTTCATGTATACTGGTACAGAATCTATTGACGTTCGTACTGTAGACGTTCTTCCAACTGTTGAGGTTGGTGATGAGATTCAACTCTACAGCAACCAAGACACTACATTCATTCAAGATCCTAGACTTGTAATGGATATTAAGGCGGCAGATAAAGTTATTACTAATAACTACGCTGGTCAAGGTGTGACTTTAAATGAACTTTTTGAAAGACCTCTTTCCTGGTCTAAGCAAAAAGTAGATAAAATTATTGATAATGTTTTTATTGGTAAGGATAGAGTTTATTATGAACCAGTAATCAATCCAAACACAAATATTATTAGTAATGTTGGTGTAGCAGATAGTTCAGTATATGTCTATGATGTTAGACCACTATTTGATAACCCCTTTGAGGGAATTTCTGCAAATGATAGAGCAGAGATTGAAATTATTTCTCAAGATAGACTAGAAGGTGCAACTGCATCTGCTGTAGTTGGAACTGGTGGAACTATTGTCAATCTCTTGGTTACAAATATTGGATATGGATATACCACTGCCCCTGAAGTGACGATTGCTAAACCATATGGTGATGGAACACAGGCAATTGGTGGTGTTACTATTGGTGCTGGAGGAACTGTAACTTCTGCAACAGTTAGTGCTGGTGGAACGAATTACTTCTATGGACCTATGTCCTCTATGACAGTATATTCTCAAGGTACAGGATTCCCACCAATTAGTGCTCCAAATAATGTATTCAGAGGAGCAAGATTGAAGAGTGAAACTGGAATTGGTGTTGGAGCGATTGCTGATATTGAGATCAGCGATCTTAACTTCTCTGTGGCATCAATTAATGTCCTTGAAGGTGGAGCAAATTATCAAGTTGGAGATAGATTGTTTGTTGATACCTTTGATAATGTAGGTCTTGCAACAACGTCAAGAAAGTGGGCACTCGCTGCTCCAATTAAGTTCACTGTTGCTGCTATTGAACCACCATCTGTTCTCATTGCACCACCAAAGAGAGGAGTTGAAGAATCCAGATTTGTTACATACGAGGGTGATTATGGATTAGTGGTTGGTGTTGGTACTACTGCAATTGGTGCTGGAACGAGTATCGGTGTGGTCTTTGATCTATACATCCCAATGGATTCTGATCTTAGAAGTGGAATTAATCTTACTCTACCAGGAATCACTACAGGAGACTTGTTCAATTTAACCGAAACTAACTTTGTAAGTGCTGCTCAAACTTCTCTCAGTGCCGATGGGTCTGTAATTGGCATCTCCACACTTCATGGAGATATGACTTATGAATGTATTGATTACTATACAAAACAATCCGTAATTCCTGCGGGTCTGAATGGACTCGGAACCACTGTCGGATTCGGAACAACAGTAACTTCTGTTGTTGTTGCTTTACAAAGTGCTGGATCAAATAATGTGGTAGGTGTTGCTACGACAGCACTCTATGGATACTACACATGGGGTAAAGTTGGTCTTCCAGTAAGAATTGGTCCTAAAAATTGGACGGCAGATCATAATGGATTACAAGCTGGTATTGGAACTAATCCAATATTAAGACGCAAAAATCCACTGAAATATCTTGGTTATATTTCCTAATAAATAGATCATAGAAAAAGTTCTTTCAACAAATGGCAGCAATTATAACTGACTTATTGAGAGTAAACAACGCTAGGAACTTTATTGAGAAAATTAGGGACGCTAATAGATCGTATTACACGTTCATTGGTCTCCCTAATGCCTCTGAAGTATCGGCGTCGTGGGATACCTCCCCACCCTCTCCAAGAGACTGTTTTGATGATGCGAATACGTACTACGATACGATGCTCGCTCTCAAGAAGATATCTGCTGATGATATTCGACCAGTTGTTAGAAAGATTGGATGGGCATCTGCAACCATCTATGACATGTATCGTCATGATGTAAATCGCAATAACTTATCTAGACCATCAAACAAAACAAGTTTGTATGCGTCCAACTATTATGTTGTAAACAGTGAGTTCCGTGTTTATATCTGTCTTAACAATGGTATTGACCCAGAGAACCCAAATGGCAGACCTTCTCTGGACGAACCTCTCTTTACTGACCTAGAACCAAGAGCTGCAGGTACTAGTGGTGATGGTTATATTTGGAAGTATCTTTATACAATTAGTCCTAGTGACGTTATTAAATTTGACTCTTTGAACTTTATTCCACTCCCTGTTGATTGGGAGACTAATGCAGTCTATCAAACAGTTAGAAATAATGCAATTACTAGTGGACAGTTAAAGACTGTTACTATTACAAACAGAGGATTCCTTGTTGGACCTCCAAATATCACATACTCTAGAGTTCCCATTAGAGGAGATGGAACTGGTGCAGAGTGTACGATTGTTGTTAACAATGACTCAAAAGTAGAGTCAATTACCGTATCTAATGGTGGTAGTGGATACACTTACGGAAGTGTTGACTTAGTTGGAGGTAATGTTCCTACTGGATCAACAACACCAACTTTTGATGTTATTATTCCACCCCCAGGTGGTCATGGATCTGACGTTTATTCGGAACTTGGATCCACTAACGTTCTGATTTACTCCAGAATTGAGAATGATGAGCAAAATCCAGACTTTGTTACTGGAGCATCTGTTGCAAGAATTGGTATTGTAGAAAATCCGAAAGGATTCCAATCCAATACAATTTTGACTGATGATAGAGCAAGTGGTCTTTATGGATTGGTATTAAAAGGTCAAGCACCAAATCAAGATGACTTTAAAACAACTACATTTGAACCAAATACTGTTATCACCCAAACTGTAGGAACAGGTGTTACTGCTGTAGGTAGAGTTATCTCGTATAACGCACAAACAGGTGTTTTAAGATATTGGCAAGACAGATCTCTTGTTGGATTTAACACTGATGGCACTCAGAGAAGTAATCCAGAGTATGGATTCTCTCAAAACAATTTTACATCCACCCTTCAAACTGGAGGTTCTTTAAAAATTGTAGGTGGAAGTAAGGAATTGTTTATTGATGAAGGGTTCGGAACTGATACCAATCCAGGTATTAGTACCGTCATAAATAATAAGACATACTACCTGGGACAGACTTATATTAAGGGTGTAGCAAGTCCAGAAGTTGAAAAATACTCTGGAACCATACTTTACGTAGACAATAGACCCTCGATTACTAGGTCAGTAAACCAAAGAGAAGATATCAAAGTTATTTTGCAATTCTAAAGGATTATGCCACAAGAAACTAATCTCAACGTATCTCCTTATTTTGACGACTTTGATCCAGCGAAGAATTACTACCGAGTATTATTCAAGCCAGGTCTACCAGTTCAAGCAAGAGAGTTAACGTCCCTTCAAGCAGTTCTTCAGGATCAAGTTGAACAAGTTGGAACTCACTTGTTTAAAGAAGGTTCTATTGTCATACCTGGGCAAATTAACTATAACAATACCCTCTTTGCCGTAGAGGTTGAACCAGAGTATCTGGGTATTCCGATTGATAGTTATGCAGACGATCTGGTCAATGTTTATATTAGAGGTCAAAACTCTAATGTATT